ATTACAAAAATTGTAGCGCTTATACAATAGTCCTACTAAATCCAATCTTTTAGTTCTTCACCCATAACTTGTGTAGCTATGTTAATTTTCTTACGTAAAGCTTTTACTATTCTTTCATCAACAGTATCCTCTGCAATAATATCAATATAAGTCATAGCTCTTTTTTGACCAATACGATCTATTCTAGCTTCTGATTGTTGTCTCTTCTCAAGATCATAACCATTAGAATAATATATCATTGTACTAGCTTCAGTTAAGGTAATACCATATCCACCCGTTTGTGGTGTACCTACAATAAATCTTACAGGACTTTCAGGATCTTGAATTAATTTAATTGCTTTCTGTCTATCCTCAACACTAGTATCACCATAGTAAGTAACAATAGAATTATCCCCATACTCTTTAGTTACATGTTTTACTATTGTTGCTATATCGTTCCTCCAATGTGCCCATATTACCACTTTGCCGTGTATCTCATTTAATACATCCATCAATTCATCAATACGATTATTTTTTATTTCTTGAACGCTGCCATCATCAGCTTTGAAATGACCACAAGTAATTTGTTGTAAACGCATAAGTTGTGTCATAGTTGTAGCTGTTGTTGTCATTTTATTATTCATAATAGCTAAAGCCATTTGTTTCATTTGGTCGTAAAGTTTTGTTTGTTCACTAGATAATTGTATGACACGTTTCATAAATGTTTTTTTAGGTAAATCTAAGCAATCGTCTTTTAATACTCTGTAAGAAAAGTCTTTTAGTTTATTAGATAGTTCTGGTATATTTCTATAACCCACTACAATTTGTACAGATCTACCGCCAAAATTAGCTGATCTCATAACAGCATACCTTGTTCTAAAACTATAGTAAGATGCATGGTTTAATAACCAAGGACTTAAAAATTCACATTGTGTGTATAAATCTAAAGGTGATTTAGTTACTGGTGAACCTGTTAGTATTCTTTTGTATTTAGCTGATTCTCCTAACTTAATAATAGATTTAGTTCTTTTTGCTTGAGGGTTTTTTATAGTGGTTGATTCATCAATAGCCATTAACGTTTCATGACAGTTTAAAAATTTACTAACAAAGTCTACACCTTTTTTAGTTGATAAAGCTTCTACATTTACAATTAATACATGTAGTTCATGAGATGTTGTAAATAATTTAGATAGTTCTTTTTCTTGTTTTTTGTTAATATTTGATTGCCACAAAATAGACACATGTTCGACATGATCTGCCATATGTGTAGGTATTTCTATTTCATGCCAATTTTTATACACGCCTTTTGGTGCTACAATTACAGCTCCATTAATTTTACCCGCATCATATAACATTGATATATTATCAATTAATACTTTAGATTTACCTGTACCCATTTCCATAAAATAGGCAAAACATTCTTTATTCCAAGACAATTCTAATGCCTTTAATTGATGTGCGTAAGGTTTAGTTTTAAACTTGTAATTCATATTTAATCTCTTAACTTTCTATTGACTTATATAGCATATACTTTATATTACTGTCAATGTCAGAAAGCATAAATTACAAAAACATCAAGGAAACTCCGTCTACTGTATATGTCATACAAGAAATTGCAGGCACAAGAGAAGGTAGACCAAAAATAAATATTATGGGTGCATCTCAGTATGGTGTGTTTAAATTTTTATTGCCAGAGTTATCTCAAATAATTTTTTCACCTGGTCCGTTAATTATGAAATTAAGACAAGGATTAAAAGATTATAGATCTAATGATTATTTATTGCTTACTGGTGATCCCGCTATAATAGGTGTTGCGTGTTCTATTGCATCTGATATTACCAATGGAAAATACAATGTGTTAAAGTGGGATAAACAAGAAAGAAGATACTATCCAATAAATATAAACCTATATGAAAGAGGAGAAATAAATGAGTGATAACTTACAGAAGATGTTCATTGAGGATGCCCCTCAAGACTTGGACAATCTAAAAGGTGTAGAAAATTTATCTGCTATGGTCTTAGAGTTACAAAAACTTGAAGACGAGATAAAAGAAAAAGAAGATAAATTAAAATCTACAAAAGAAAAAGCAGATCAACTTTCACAAGTTGCTATCCCTGAAATAATGGAAGCTTTAAAAATGAAAACTATGAAGTTGACAGATGGATCTGCAATTGAAATTAAAGAAATATATAGCGCAACAATTCCTGTTGATAAAAAGGAAGGCGCTTATAACTGGCTTCGAGAGCATGGCCTAGGTGATCTTATTAAAAATGAGATTACCGTTTCCTTTGGTCGTGGCGAAGACAACAAGGCGAGCGAATATGCCAACCTTGCAAAAGGGAATGGGTTCGAACCAACTCAAAAGTTGAAAGTCGAACCTATGACCCTTAAAGCACTGTTTAGAGAGCGTTCTGAAAATAAAGAAGAGCTGCCATCTGAACATTTTAACCTGTTTAAGGGAAACAAAACAAAAATAACAAGGAGTAAATAACATGAGCGAAGAAACAAGAGACGTGACAAACAAACAAGGAGGTGCATTAGCAACTTTGGACTTTGTTGCAGACTCAGGTATGGGTTTGGAAAACATTGACAAAACTGATCTAGCACTACCTTTTCTGAAATTGCTGCAGAGTGGTTCAGATGAAACAAAAAAGAAACATGCTAAATATGTAGAGGGTGCAGAAGCAGGCATGTTCTATAATACAGTTACAAAAAAACTGTATAATGGTGAGAAGGGAATTGAAATAATTCCTGTATTCTACAGAATGACATACCCTGAATGGGCTCCTTTCGAAAGAAAAGAAGGTAGACCAATCAGCAATGATAGGGGTGTTGGCGTTATGGCAGAAACAACTCAAAATGATAGAAACAAAGACACGTTGAAAAATGGTAACGAAATTATCAAAACAGCAAATCACTTTGTTATTATCAACGGTGAAAGACCTGAGAAAGCTTTAATGACGATGAAGTCTACTCAGTTAAAAGTTAGTAGAGGATGGAATTCATTGATGGAAGATCAATTTGAAATAGATCCAAAAACTAACAAGTCAGTACCAGCACCAGTGTTTTCAAGGATTTATAAATTAAATTCTGTAGAAAATTCAGGTAGTTTTACTTGGCATGGATATAATATATCTATGGTAAGAAAAGTAGATAATGCTGGTATATACCAAATGGCCCGTGATTTTCATAACTCTTTAAAGAACTCGCAGCAAAAATCTGCCACAGTTTCAGAGGAAGATAAATCAAATTACTAGTTTCTCGTGAGAGGAATGTGGGCGGTGATAGGGAGACTGAAGCCGCCCATCAAAAGGGATCATTATGTTAAAAGAGTTCATAGAATTATTTACTGGTTATAGTGGAGATTTCGGTATTGCCGATATGTCTAAAGCTAAACTAGACTCTGAAAAAAATAAACTTAAACCAGATTACGAATGGTCAGGTAGACCAGTTACACAAACAGATTACGAAAATCATATACAAGGAAAAATATCTATTGGTATACAACCATGTAGATTAGATAAAACAGCACAGTTTGGTTGTATCGATATAGATCCTAAAAATTACGCAGATTTTAATACAGAAAAATACTTAGCATTATTTCAAAAATATAAACTACCTTTAGTACCTCTTATGTCAAAGAGCGGTGGTTTACATTGCTATATATTTTTAAAAGAACCAATACCTACCGCAGACTTAATAGAGGCATTAAAAGCTTTTCTACTGCCGCTAGGTTTAAAGCCTACAACAGAAATTTTTCCAAAACAGAAAGAACTAAAGGAAGATGACAAAGGAAATATAAAACCAGGTAACTTTATAAACCTACCTTATTACAATAATGGACATACACATAGATATGCAGTTGATAAAAACAATAATAAACTATCCTTAGAACAGTTTATAGAATTAACTAACGAATTAAAAATAGACAAAGTTAAATTAGACTCTTTAGTAGAAGATACACATAAAAATATATTGGTAGGAACTAATGCAGAGTTTAATGATGGTCCACCATGTCTAGCTCTATGTTCTAGAACTAAACTAGATGATGGCAGAGATAGGTTTATGTATAATTACATGGTTTTTGCAAAAAAAAAATACAAAGATAAATGGCCAGACTTTGTTTCAAAAGCAAACTACGAATATCTAGAAACACCTTGGGATAAATCTAAACTAGATCAAAAAATAAAAGCATGGGATAAAGAAACAGCAGGACATACTTGTTATGAAGATCCTATTCAAGACAAATGTATGCGAAGTATATGTTACTCAAGGCCTTTCGGTGTTAAGTCTGATAGCATAAATGTTTTTCCAGACATTACAGATTTTCAAATTATAAAATATGAACAACCAGAGTATAGATTTAATGTGGTTATGCCTAATGATGACAAGATAGAAGTTATCATACCTAATTTAAAATTAATGACTACACAAAAAGAAGTTTTAAATTTAATATGGGAACAAACAGGAATATACTTTGAACCTTTAAAACCTAAAGATTGGAGAGCAAAATTAAATGAACTAAGAAAAAATTGTCAGAATATTACACCACCAGAGGGTACAAGTACAGATGATATTCTAGCACAAGAGTTATTTCAATATTGTGTTAATGGTCCACAAGCAAGAGAGAGAATACAAATTAGATTAGGTTCCTGTCTTACTGAGGATGGTTTTCATTTTTTTAAATATCAATCTTTTCTTACACACCTTGGTAATGATTGGAAGATATCAAAAGAAAAAATAGGACAAAAACTAAAAGAAAAATTTAAAGTAGAATTTAATTTTTCTCTTAAAGTAGAGGGTAAGGTAGAGAAAGTTTGTAAACTAAAACAATTACACATTGATAAGATAGAATATAAACCTGTTGAAAGAAAGGGGTCTAACTATTAATGAGATACAAAGTTATAGGACCACCAGGCACAGGAAAAACAAGAAAACTTTTAAATCAAGTAGAGAAGTATTTGAAAAAAGGTGTACCATTAAATCGTATTGGTTATTTTGCTTTTACTCGTAGAGCAGCAGAAGAGGCTAGAGATAGATTTTTAAAACAAAAACCAAATTTAGAAAAGAAAGATATAGAATATTTTAGAACATTACATTCATTAGCTTTTAATAACTTAGGTCTTAAGGAAGAAAACGTTATGAATGAACTTAATTACAAAACCATTGGAGAAACATGTGGTATACAAATAAATTATGCATCATATGAAACAAACACATTCAACGGTATATTCTCATCTAATAGTGAGTATCTTAATTTAATTAACCTAGCTAGAGTAAAGAGAATAAGTTCTTTAGAACAATTAGATTTAAATGAACATCTTAGTAAAGTCGAAAGAGATAAATTAGAGGCAATAGATATAGAGATTAAAAATTATAAAAAAACATATGGTCTAATAGATTTTACAGATATGTTAGATAAATTTTTAGAAAAAGGAAGTATTAGTAATAAGTTGGATGTTGTTTTTGTAGATGAAGCTCAAGACTTATCTATAATTCAATGGGATGTATTAAAAAAAATAGAGGAAGAAAACAATGCAGACATATGGATTGCAGGAGATGATGACCAAGCAATCTTTGGTTGGGCAGGAGCTGATGTAGATTCTTTTATAGATTGGGAGGCAAATGAAATACCCTTACAACAATCAGAAAGAGTTCCTAGTCAAATACAACAGAAAGCTCTGTCTATAATAAACAGAGTGCAAGATAATAGATTAGAAAAAACATACAAACCTAAAAAAGAGAAAGGAGAAATATTTGAAGTTATTAATTTATGCGATATTAATATGATTAAAGGAACTTGGTTAATACTAGCTAGAACAAATCCTTTATTAAAACCCATATCCTCTATTCTAAAAAACAAAGGGTTATTTTTTAAAACAGTCGATGGCAATAGCATAGCAAAAAATTTATATGAAGATAGATTAAATTGGGACAAAATGAGAAAAGGTGAAACCATACCTGAAATACAAGAACAAAGATTATTAGAAAAAATTAAAGGTAAACCTAATTTAGATTTGGAATGGTACGATGCCTTTACGAATGTTGCGTCTGCAAAAATAGATTATTTAAGGGTAATGTTATCTAATGGAGAAAAGATAGATAAAGATCCTAGAATAACTGTATCAACAATTCATAGTGCAAAGGGAGGTGAAGCTACTAATGTAGTTTTATTTTTAAATCAAACTATAAACACTATAAAGGCATCTAAAAAATCTGTCTACAAACAAGATGAAGAG